AACGAATGTGATACAGTTACCTGCGTCGTTTCTTGTTACTTTAATAGCCATTACTTAGTGATTGTTACTAACATTGTTAGTGGTTGAATAATTACAGGGTTGTCTGATTTAATACACGGTAGAGCGATTGCGTTAACGTCTTCGTTACTAGCGAGATACGCTGAAGATGTCACACGCTGAAGTCTAGACACGCCAACAGTACCTTGACCGAAGAATGTCGTAGCGCCCTGAAGGAAGAACTCAAATGTAATAGCATCTGTGTTGTCTCTTGTAGCCCACCATAATCCTGTGTCTACCGTTGTGTTTTGAACCTGTGGTATGACATTGTAGTCAAAGCGAACTTGTACTAAATCACCAACCTTTAGTCCATCTAGTCTAATAGAGCCTGTATCAGAGGCATTACTCCCCTGCATTGTAGAGCTACTCCAATCGGACAGGTCGTAGCTAATTAGGGTGGTTGTTTTACCCGCAGGTAAGTGGTCTCCACCGAACATACCAAATCCTTGGAAGTTCGTGTTAGGTGCAGGGTCACTCCAATAAGGAGAGTCAACAGCTTCGTGTACAGTGGTGCTTAAAGGGAATCTGCGATAGTTTCCTGCATCTACATCTGCTTGAGTGTAATTTACGCCCGTATTGCCCGAGTGTCCAAAGACTCCCGAGCTTAATTCTGTCTTGTCTGCAAATCCACCTGTGAACTCATATCCCGAAGCGTTTACTACTATCTCTAGGTCAGCTTTCTTGGTAGTACCCGAAGCAGCTTGTGTAGTGTCTGTTGTGTCTACAACGGGCAGGAATAATCCTGAGCCGTCTACGTTACCCACGTTGGATAACTGTGATATCTTTGTGTTACTCATTATAGGTTTTCTCTTATTAAGTTGCTTCCATCTTCCCTAGCTATAGGTGTGCCGTCTTCCTCTGTTATAAAAGAGACAAACAGACTCCCTCCTTGCTCCTTTGTAAGGTTGGTTAATATGTTTGGTAATCCTAAAGCCATTATCGAATATATGCTATCACAGTTCCTGTTCCTACCGAAACGGTCTGAAAGTCTCCGTAAACCACCATACCTTGAGCTAAGTCCACTCCGCCAAGAACATCTCCCACTTGAGTTGTTGTAGCTACGTTAGTAGCCACCGATAAACAGTAGATTGCTACATATTCCTCTCCCGCAGGTTGAGAAAATGTATTGTCTATTACTCTGAATCCATTCTGCCCAAAAGCGGCGTTTTGGAAATCACCCGTTGAGGTAAAGTTTGTTTTTCTTGCTGCCATATTACATATTAGTTAGTTGGTTGATAAAATCATCTCCTTGGTCTTCGTCTTGGATTTCTCCGCGCTCACCTTTACGCTGAGAGATTAGCTTAGATTGCTCCGCAGTCTGTTTTTTAATACGAGCATCTTTGCGGTCTTCTTGCGCTGATTGAATAGCCTTCTTCATTTCTGAAGACGCTGATGCTACGTCACGCGCATTTGCACCCTTGAGTTTTTCAAGTTCTAGCTTAAACTTGTACTCCATTTCCATACGCTGCATTTCAAGCTGTGCTTCCATCTGTTTCTTCTGCATATCGAATTGAGCCTGAGTCTGAGCCACCTGCATATCTGCTTGTGCCTTAGCCTGTGCTGCTTGTTGTGCAACTTGACCCTGCATCTGAGAGTTTTGCTGTGCGGCTTCCTGAGCCTTCTTAACACGCTTAGCTCTACGAATGATTAGCAGTCTTTCAGCTTGGTCAATATCCTTTAGTCTGCGGATTGCGATAGCATCCTCGATGTCAATTTCTTTTTGACCCAAAGCCATTTGAATGTTTTGTTCTAAGTAAGCCTTGTCTGCGTCATTCATCTCTGTAGTAACCACGATACCGAAGTTATACATAGGTAGCTTTTTAAACTCCTTTAAGGTATCCATAGCGCTTTGACCGATAGCTTTTTCGTAGGTCTTGTAAAGAACAGAATCCTTAGGAAGAATCTGTAGACATTTAATTACGTCAGAACATACACGCTTGTACAATACAAGTGATGCGTGAGTAATGTCGTAAAGTGCGTTGTTAGCCGCTATTGCTTGTTGCTCACGAACTCCAACTAGTGCGTCAGACTTAGCTGATGAACCGTCAACAGCCTCGTTTACACCCGTTGCATCGCGAATCATACGCAAGTAGTGATTATATAGACCAATCAATTCGTTGATATTACGAATTGTGTTGTTAATCTCACGGATAGGTGGGTTTTGGAATCCACCCTCAGGGTTTTTACTGCGGTAGTACATTACACCTGTTTGCTCGTAGATGTCTTGCAGGTCTAGTGGAGATAGCTCACCACCCGCACCTAGCTGTACGTTGTCAAGACCCTCGATGTCAATCATAATTCCGTCAGGCTTAGCCTTAGCAACAGCCTGTTGAATCTTCAAGTGTGTAATCTGTAGTTGGTCAGCAAACCCGATGATAGAAGATACCATAGACTTAGGCATCATTCTGCGTAGGTTTGTTGCTACAATAGAGTAAGATAGTGTTGTGCGAGACAAGTCGTGGATGTTACGAGGTTGGTTCTTCTTCTTACCGTAGTTTACGAGAACGCCACTAGCTATAACATATAGACCACCGTATAGGCACATATTCTTCATATACACAGGGTTGCGGTCGTATACAGACTGAGTAGGCATCTTATACTCCTCACCTTTAAAGTAGAAGCCCATATTACCATACTTAGACATTTTCTCTTCGTATATCATCTCGTCCAAGCCGATGAACTCGAAGTCTAGAACCTCAATTGTGTACTCATCGTATCCGTACTCCATTCGTCCTGTGCGTTCGTTGAATGAAGTCTTACCGATGTTACCGCTGTTGTTACCGTACTTACCCTTAACGCCCTGTGCGATTTTTTGGAACTGCTCTTCTGTTAGCTCATTACCCGCAACACGCTTCAATTCAGCTAGGCTCATTCTGCGAACCTCACCTGCGTATACCAAGTCCTTCATAAACGGGTCTTCCGTGTATGAGTGAATTAGGTGGCTAGGGTCTACATAGCGCTCAACGATACCGTGATTCGGGTCGTTCTCACGCTTGACAGCAGCCATACCTGTAACCACTAGGTCTTCTACAGCTCTACGGAATGTAGAGTCGTTAAAGTCGTTCCACTCAAGGGTCAGGTTAGTTGCAACCTGTGCAGCAATCTCCGCTGCTACCTTGATGTTTACATCCATAAAGATTTCTGCTTCCTCAGGTGTGTCGGGCAACGAATCCACGTCGTCCTTCAATGAAGCACCCAATCCTTGCATCTCCTTTAGGAACGCCTTGTTCTCGATAGCCGCACGAGTACGAGCTTTCTTCATCTCCTTCTCACCGCGTGACACAGGGTCGATAGCTTCTACATTAGGGTAAGGCTTACGAGATAGAATCTTGTTAACTACGATTTTAACAAACTTTGGTACAATAGGTACAGGAGTCCAATCCAAGTTTAACAGAGTACCTGCTCCGCCACCTGCGTCTAGACTATTCAAAAGTTGTTTGTAGATTTGAGTAGACTGCGTACCCTGAGCATAGTCACGGGCGCGTTCAAAGTCTTTCAATCGTTTTTGGTAAAGAGACTGTGACGAGTCTGTTCCTCCCCATTGTCCCAAGATAGCCTTTGCATAGGCTGCACCATATCCCTTTGAAACCTTTTCGCTAGACTTAGCTAAAGGGTTAGGGAAATTTCCGTAGTTCTTATTCATTTCGCACAAGATTATATTGTGCAAAGATAAGAAAAATTACCTAAGCATTGTGGTTATAACGCCTGAAGAACTTCTTGGCTGAGAAGTCTGCTTTCTCTACCTTCTTTGGCTTTACCTGCGCGGCTAGTAAACAAAGTCCTGAGCTGATAGATAAATCATATTTCGTACGGTTGTCAATCTTAAAACCAATCCAATCCTCTAAAGTTCTACCCAAGTACATCTTGCCCATATTGCCTGTCTCGTTACTCTCACCTACATAGTTGTGTATATAAGCCTCAATAGCCATAGCGTGAGCTTGGATAACCTCAGCGGAGTTAGACGGAATACCTTTGGTCTTAACCTTGCTAGTAGCGCCACCCAAGTGTTGGGGTCTGTCTAGCAGATACTCTAGGTAGCCACGCTCTTCGAAGTAACGGGCGATACCATACTTGTTGTTCTCTATTAAGATGGGGTAGCCAAAGTATACAGCCGCCATCAACACATCCTCGTAGAATATCTTCGCCATAGGTGGGCGTGAACAATACTCTGCAACGAATACGTTACTAGCTTGGTTCATACTAAACTTGTTATAGAAGTGACACGCGCCCTTAGAGCCTCGTCCATCCACGGTAGCGTCAAGGTCATAGCTATCGACCCCACCAACCCCTAGGTTGCCGTGTGGCGCAGCCCAATGCCCATTGCGGTGCTTTGCTCGAATGTTAGTCTTATCTTCCTGTGGTGTCCACGAAAGAACCCAACGACCCTCAGGGTTAGGTACAAAGATGACCTTGGAGTCTATTTCGCCATTCTTCCATTGGAAGTTACCCGTTACCGTAGGCTTAGGGTACATCATCTCGTTGTACTCAATCTGTTCGTATATCTTACCTAGATTAAACAGACTACTCTCTACCGAATCACGGAACGCTTCGTCCGCTGAGAACGGGAACTGTCGAACCACCTCGTTAAGTTCGTTTGCATCTTCTTTAAGAGCTTTTCTTTCGTTGTTGAGGTATGTTCTTGCCCCGATGTCTGTGAACTCACCATCAGAGGTTTCAATAGGTTCTGCAGGGTCATCAATGATTGGGTTGCCGTATTTGTCAAAGAATCCCTCAAGCGCTTCGTAGGCAGGGATAAATATCCTGTATAACATTGAGCGTGTACGACCATTTGCGTTTCGCTCTTGCGGGTTTGAATCATACCACAAATCTTTGTATTGCTGACCACCTTTATTCATAGGGTTAACCGTAGACCCGACTAGTGCCGTTCCTACAATCTTACGACCTACAATCAAACAGGTACGATTGATACGCCAAGCCTCACGGATATCCGCAGGTTTTTCCCACTTACCTGCCTCATCGAGAAACAGATAGTAGAGACGCTCACCATCGTACGCATTATTAACGGTGTTCTTCCAATTGATTATTGTATCGAGAGCTTCCCCAACGGTAGCTGTCTTATTGTTTTTGGTAATCTTTTTTGCAGGTTCACGGAAAGCCAACTCTACACGAGGATTGGTTGAACCGTCCTGTATAGGTTTGAAGAAGAATGGGAAGTGCTTATACATAGACACTACTTTCTTCATAAAGACATTGTCACGGGCATCAGAACCCGTCTTAGACATAATACCTAAAACCTTATCTTTTACGATTGTGCCTTCTGCTAAGAGTGTAGCAGTAGCCATATTTGTGTATCCTGAACGGCGACACTTGGTAAACAACTGTCCTACACATCGAGGGTCTACCTCACAAGCCTTGGCGTGAATGAACAGCTTACGTTGAAACGCTAGGTAGTCTCCGTAGAATGAACCATCAATCTTCACCCATTGGAGCATAAAGTAATGGTTGCCCGTTATGTAAGTGGCTTCACCGTTAACGTACATCCAAACACCTTCGCGCCTACGCTTAAACTCCTGCTCGATATATGAACGATAGGCTTTCCTAAAGTTACTCGGCTGTTCCGCCCACTCATCCATAGAACGAATCCCTTGCAATGCAGATGGGATTTCCTGACGTTTCCAATACTGCTCAGACACAGGAAGATTGGAGAATAATATCTCACTTTCATCGGGCTTTTCAGGAAGTTGTATATACAATCCTTCAAGCTCAATGACATCCCCCATTGTATCGTTAGGGCATATATTGATGACCTGCTCTTCAAAATTTTCTAATTGTTTCAGTCCCGCCATTGTGGTAAGGATTTACAAATATATGTTTAATTTTCTAATATAAATCATAAACAACCCATATATTGTGTCTATAATGAGACTATTTGGGCAGTTTATGCTAATATGTGGGCTATTTCTTACTGAATCTCTCGGCAAACCCACCACCAAAGTCCTGTTCTTCTTCGATAGTTCCTGTTTCTTTGGCGTTTTTTATCATCGTCTCAATGTCTTGACGGATAATCAAAAGCTCCTTAGCGTCTACCGCAGTCTGCTTAATAGCTGCTAGTTCAGCCTTACGCCCCGAGCCGTTAAGCTCAGGGTCGACAGGTTTCTCTATTTCAGTAATCATATTCTTTATTGCGGTCTCAGTTGCACGAAGCAAGTTCTGAGCAGCATCTAATGTAAAGTTCTTATCCGACATAAGCTGCGTAGATATAGTTAGGCTTCATACGGAATACCTGTGAGCCATCAGGCAAGGTGATTCTGTAATCTGCATTCTTAGCGTACATAACTAGGTCACCCACCTCAAGACCAAGCTCTTCTGTACCCGCACTTGGGTGCAGTACAACAGCCTCGTTTTTAGCCTCGACCTTCTCAGTCCCTAAGAACAAGCCACCTTCTGATACAATGTCAACTTCTTTGTCCTCGGTAGCTTCTAAGATAACCCAATCACCCAATACGGTGGTAGAGCCATCTTCGTGGATAACCATATATGCCTGACCCGCTAGTTCTGTTGGGTGGTAAGCCACTAGGTAGCAGTCATCACCAAGACCGTACTTATCGGGCTGTTGATTAACGTGGTGGTGAAATACAAGTGTATCACCTACTTGAACCTTCTCAGGGATATTCCACTTTACAGGGATAGCCTTGATAGTCCCATAAGAGATACGAGCATTGAAATCATCAAAACGAGTGTCCTTAAACATTTGGATACCACCAACTTCGATAGTATCTTCAAATGCCTTAGGAAGTTCAATAACAAAATCGTAGAGAGGTCTCATTAGCCTAGGTCGATATCATATTCAACAATAACAGGTAAACCATCTACAGCTTTCCACAGAATGATGCCCTCCTCGTTCTCTACATATATAAGGTAACGTGAGCGACCGTACAGTTGCTCTGCACGACCATCTACTGCTATTGCGTGAATCTCTCCGCCGCCGTATACCTTCTGTCCTACTACGAATGCAAAACCATTCTTAGGGTCTTGACCGCAGATTAGTTTTCTAATTGGCTGTTCCATCGGTGTTCTTGTTTACATAGTTAATCCAATCTTCCGCAGTCCAATCCTTAGTGTCTTCTAAGTCTTGTGGTAGCTCCGTAGGAACTTCCATCTGTTGGTAGTACGACACAGCTAAAGACGTAATCTCGTCTAGCTCATCTTCATCTACTACAACGTAGTCCAATACTGTTTTTAGTTTTGCTTCGCCTTCTTCGTTCTCGGTGTAGACTCCACCTACGAATACAGAAACCCATTGGTCTTCCAAGCCGTACTTTTTAACGACAGCTTTGATGCCTTCGAGTTTTTCGGCAACGTCCTCAAAAAATTCTTGAGGTGCTTCTTGATAATCCATTTGTTTTTTCTTAAATTAAATTGTATACTACAAATATACGAAAAAGTATGCCGAAGAGCAAGGTACATAAGAAGAAGCTACACAGGGAGTTCCTACCGCTACAGGAGAAGTACGTCCGTCACAACGACATCAAGTACCTAAGCCTAGTAATGCGGGATATGGTGGAGCACACAGACTTAACTCGTGCAGAGGTTGAGTTTCTGTTGTATGTGTACGACCTAGAGTTCTTTGAAATTACTTGGGCAGCCAAGACCTACAACCAATCTAGAAAGAAGTTGTATGAACGTATCATCTTACCGCTCAAGCGCAAAGGCTATATAACAGAGTATTACAATCACAAGAAGGACGAGGACGCTCAAAGATTCCAACTGAGCAGAACAGCATCTAAGCTGTCAGTATCCCACAAGGGTAGACACGCGGTACAAAGGGTTTACAGGAAGCTCTACGGAGAAGAGGATATTAAGTACGTCTAAGCTGAGATAGCTTGTAGCCAATCTCCAACCACCCAAACGCCATACACCAACTAATCCATATACCAAACGGTTCTTGGATTGTCAGAATGAGTTCACGACCCATATAAGGGAACAGAAGATTCCATAGCTTAATGTTCACCTGAGCGGTGCACCAAAACATAGGGATTAAGAGAAATACCTGCGATAAGTTCGGAGCGCCCATCTGCGACCTCTTGTGAAGTCCGAGCGTTCCACTCTTAGCAAGTCTCGTTTTAGTGCCGACAAAGGGGGTTGTATAAGCAGAACGTGCTCGAGACAAAAGAGGCAGAAGCGGACTTTTGAAGCGAACAATACGTTGCTTAATCGTTTGAATTGTAGTGTGGTGTAGCGCAAAAACATATACCACAAAGATAGTAAGAAATTTCTTTACAGACCTAGCCATTTTTGTAGCTGTATTACAGGGTAGCCGACAAACCAACATACTGACATAACAGCCAACCATCTACCCGCTCTTGATGCATCGAACATTTTGATTTCTTCGTCCTCAAACCCGTCAAGGTCGAACTCCTTTTTTTCTTCTTCGGTGAGTGTGCGGAAGCATTTTTTTTGAATGCGTGATGCAGCGAAGTAGTAAAGCCAAGCCGCCCCAAATGGTATTGCGAATAAAATGTTTATCATAGTCTTAATATACAGAAAAGCTCCTACATCCGCAAGAGCTTCTCCTAGATACTTGACACCTCCTTTTCATTTGAGCCTTTCGGCTAACACTAAGATAAGGAATAGATACAAAACTCTTATAAACAAAAAGAGCCACCCGAAGGCAGCTCTCTTACTTAACAACTAAAACAATGCGTACCGAAACGGTACACAGGTAATATACCGAAACCCTCTTCGGAATACAAGCGCGAAGCGCTCCAAATTTTTCAATTCGGTTACCTGTAGTTCTTTAGAATCTCGTTTACGGTGTACATCGCCACCCAAGCAGCTAAACCAAAGAACAGTCCTGTCGCCAACTTTTCTGATGGGGCTACCATTACAGCGGTTAGCGCTGAAGCTGTAATACCTTGACCGAAGTCCGCCCACGTTTCTTTTAAATATTTCATTTACCAAATATACGGAAGACAATATCGATAATCAAGATACCATACGGAAGAATGTTATCTGTTAACCACTCCCATCTCTTTATACGCTTTGCTCTTTGGTCTAATTCGTACTTCTCTTTATTTAGAGCATTCGCCAAGTCCAACAGTCGGTCTCTGTATGGATGAGATTTTTTATACCCGATTTCCTCTTCGGGAGAATCGAGGTTTACCGCCCACTTCCAATGGTCTTGTAAATCCTTGATGATATCTTCAGATGATTCCATATCTCTCATTATTTATCCGCAAAGATACGAAACTGCCCACATTTTATCCAATATACCCCTAAAACCCAAAAAAGATAACAGAATCCTTAATAATGTCAAAAATATGTTGTAACTTTGCCTCAATATCACAGCGAGAGTGTGAGTAACTTGTCTTTCTCATCCCTCGTCTTCTAGTGGGAAGTCACACGCACCCACTCACAATAATCACAAGTTTTTAGCACTAATTGTATTCGGGACGCACTTGCGTATTCCCCTCGTTGTAACAGCCTCCCATAACGTGCCCTCAGAAGTGCTTTCTATGTACCTATGGTACTGTACCCTGCCGCCTCCATTAAAACTCCGTTAGAAAGCATTTAAATGGGTAAGGATATAACCTTACGATACCACTATTTGTGTCAGGATATAGCCTGATGAAAAATGGAAAAAAGGTGTCAGCACGTCTGATGGTTTTTGCGAGAAGTAAGTAGGGTGGGGATTATATGATAATGACAACGAAACAAAACCAATTCCGAAACGAATCCCAACACCCCCTCCCTCAGTATCCACGGGATTTGTCAAAATACTTTTAGCTTTTTGGGTCTAGTCTGCGCCACGGGTCTCAGTCTGCTTAGCTCAGTTGATTGGTGAGATGGACTAAGCACGGGGACTATCACACCCCCCAAATACTACTCTTACCCTCTTACCCCCTCGGATGGGTGACTCATTCCACCCCGATAGACTCGCCTTGGGTGGTTCAGTCTGCACCCCTTGAGGCTTCGCCTGTGGATATCTATGGCGTATCTATATAGGTTAATATGTGGGCAATCCACGACAATTTATGGGCATTTCTCAATTTCAGCGCCTCAGCATTGGCGGGGGTTGTAGCGTGGTGGGTCGGGGCGATATCGGGCGATTTCGGTGAGGTTCCACGGGGTAACTTATCGTTTTAGGAATATTTGCTCTGCACCCCAATGTTTACGGGGGTTCACGAATTGGCTCTACGATTAAAGGGTAGGGTTGGGACAACCTATGCTGTATCCCTTGCTACCACTACGATTGATTAAAGGGTAGGGTTTTACAAGTAATTATTTCGAGGTGACCAAAAGTTTTCTACTCTGTTTTATACTCATTTTTCGGTGAGATATGGGGAAAAGTGCATAGGTAAAAATACCTAATTCCGATTTTGATTTAGGTAGAAATACTCAAATTGCATTTCACCCCAAAAAAACTCTGTATCCCGCTCTAGGCTTGGGCTAGAGGGTGTTTCCTCGCGCGGGTCATATTAACGCAAAATTGAGGGTGGGTTGTGAGAACCAATTATCCGCCGTTAATTAGCCAATGTCAAACGGGGGATGTTTGATGAGAGGGCGAGAGCCTCACATAAGAAATCAAAGTCCCCACCTCACCACGAGTCACCGACTGCCGATGCACAACAAAACGAACCGCATCGAGTGAGGCACAAGCAACCCAACGGAAACGCCCGAGGGAAATGAATGCTAACAACCGACCACTCTGCATAGCAACAGCTACTCAGTCAGCCCCACGGACTTAAACTTGTGGATGAGAGGTTCACCCCTCGAATGCTGTTGGATGCACCAACCCCGAAGCCGTACTTAGTTTGACCTTGGTCATACTCGAACACTACGAAAGGCTTCAGCGGTAGGCTAGACCAAACATACTCAACGAGGTATGAGGCACGGCACACCGCTGAACGATAGTAATAGCAAGTAGGTGGAAAAAGTAAGGGATGGTGTATCGCAAAGACCAATGCTGTGTAGAGTGCTTGAGCCAAGAACGAGACAATCGGTAGGTACTGCGCACCAAGGTTGCGCCCCAAAATGTACACCACTACCCACGATATCTAAGCGTAGGCTCTTGACCCATTCCCGTGGGGTGAGTGAGAACGCTGTTCATCGTTACGTAGAGTATGTTGAACGGCACGACTCGTATCGCAGAGCGAAACTGCGCACCCCACCTAACCCGACCCGACCACGGGTCACAAATTCAAATCAAATGAAAACAAACGTAACACTAACTATCGAGCAGTCTAAACTTGTACGCAAAATTCTTCGTAGAGAAGAGCAAAACATTGCTGATACTTGCTACAAGGCAAGTGGTTACGACTTGCAAGAGAAACTTGCGAGACTCTCAAATCTTCGTGAGATTGAGGCAAGAATGTTCTACGCAGAGCAAGAAGCCTAAACCAACCAAGGGTAGTGGACTGACTGAAATAAGGTCAGCGCTGAGGTCGTGCTCGGACTACCCCCTAACCCGACCCGACCACGGGTCACAAATTCAAATCAAATGGTAAAATCAACAACTTTTTCAATCGAGATGGGCGGTGCAACTGAACTAAGAGCACTAAACAACAAAGACCTAAAGCGCACACTAATGAGTGCTGAACTTGGCGTAGAGTTCAATGAGTTGGACTACGAAAACATCGGTGTTCGTAGCGTTCTACAGCAGAAAATCAAGTTGGGTATCAAGGTCGCTAACGCTATCAAAGAAAGCGTGGTAACCCTCGATAACATCAACGATGCTGAGTCTATGTCGATGGTGGTGGATTGTACAATCCGCAGAAATCAACTGATGAAGAAATTCAACGAGGACTTCGATGTGAGCGTAACGGATGAAATCCTACTGCTGAACTACCTACTCGAGGAACTGAGAAAGGTTCGTGCGGTATTCCGTGGCGAATTGACTGAGACTGAGATGAACTCATAAAAATCCGCTTGACCCATTGCGAGGTCGGGCGTTAAACCCAAGGGTAGTGATAGACTGAGATAAGGTCTATGCCGACATCGTGGTCGGACTACCCCCTAATCATTTTTGAACCACTAAAATCAAGTGTTATGGCTAAGGTCACAAGAAGCACCTCGGGTGCTAAGTTCCTTTCAAACAAGGACAAATTCGATGCAACTCAGTTCGCTGAGTTCAATGTCAACAAGAGAGCCGTAGGTCGTGCTGAGCGCCTTGCGATGAAGCAGAGATTAGCTGAGGCTAAGGCTCTAATGAACGCCCCAAAGCAACCCGTGACTGCGGGATTCGTTGAGGTAAAGTCTAACCTACAATTTGCGTACGCTGTATGAGTTTCGATAGTATAGAACGAGTGAAATCTACGATAGCAACGAGGCTACAAAGTGAGCGGTTGCAAGATGCATACGACATCGCAAAGTTGTTCGGTATGCACGAGGTAAGCGAGGATATCGCAGACTTGATATACTCTAAAGATGAGGACTACCAAGAATTGCGTGAATCAATAATCAAAGGACTGAAGAAATGATGAATCTAAAATCAACCCTATTCAATATGCTGATGGATTGTGAGGTCAGCGAGGTATACGGAATTATGGGTACGGCATCGGTGCACGAGGCGTACTCAATCCGTTATATGGGCAACCTAATCGTGCATTACATAGACTCGAAAGAACTTGAGTCTGTTGATGAAGACCCAACTTTGGTTGGCTACATCGAGATGTACTGCAAGGTTGTTGCCGAATACACTAATCAAAAATCAATAGAAGAGTTATGCTAATAGCTGTATTTGTCGCGACCGCATTAGGCACATCGGGTGCTCTAATTGTAGCGGGTCGTAAGTAATTGTTGAACCAAAAACGAAGACTATGGAAATAGAATTTGTGAAATTGTGGGCTGTACCAAGCGGTAAGTTCACATTGGCGTACCAAGTGGTATCGCTTGAAGACCCGTATCACCCGAGTGATATCGGCTTCGCTGTATCGTACGACAAGGCTGTAGAGATGGCTAAGGCTTACGATGATGAGCGCCGTACTGATTTGTATGGCGGTCAAGGGATGAAGATTTACCAAATCGCCATCCAAGGGTAGTCCACGGCTTTAGGTCGGGGCGGGTGCAAGAGACCGCACTACCCCCTAATTATGAACCGACCCACCACGGGTCACAAAATTGAATGCGTATGCGATTTGTAGCAGATGTATGGGCAGTTGCCCAAATGAGCCTCGGGTTCGACAAGACCGAGGTATTGTTTATGGCTGAGAAGAGCCAAGACCTTTACCGCAAGGCGGGGTTGAATACAGCCCCAACGGGTAAGATGAGCACCAAACAAGCCACCAATAAACTTGGTGCGGGGCAGACTCGTGAGACTATTGGTAGCGATGAGTTCATCAAGTTCATCTTTGCTTACCGCAAGGCAGACAACACGATGGCGGTGCATATGCACGGGGAAACTAAGCACTTCAGTACCGCTGAGTTCAGCAGACCCGATGACCACCACATTGACCTCGATATGTGGAACTACTCGATAGGTCAGCTAAAGGATATCCGTGACCAAATGGTCGAGTATATGTCATTAGGCGAGTTGGCTGAACTGCACATCGAAGAATCAGTAACGCAGACTGAGTCTGCACAAACCACACAAACTATGCAAGGACAAGACCCTATGCAAATGCTAACGACTGCGTTAGCGATGATGTCTCAAAGCGGGGCATCAGTTGATGAGTCTCAAGTAGAGGCTATCGTTGAGCGCAAACTCAAGGCTATCAAGCCTACCAAGGTTGAGGTAGTGAGCGCTACAGCTACGAAGAGAGTCGAGATGGCTCACAAGAACTTCGCTGATGCTGTTGCTCTTGTCGGTATGGGCAAGAACATCGCACTCATCGGTGAGGCGGGAAGCGGTAAGTCTTTCGGGGCTATCCAAATGGCTCAAGCGTTAGACTTAGACTACGCTGTTGAGTCTTGTCACGGCAAGATGCAGTCGTTCGACTTGGTTGGTGCTATCAGCCCTACAACGGGTGACTACATCAGCACCAAGTTGCGTGATGCTTACGAGAATGGTAAGGTACTCATCCTCGATGAGTTCGACCGCTCGAACACCGAGACTACCATCGCCCTTAACGGAATCTTAGCGGGTGACTGCTACGGCTTCCCCGATGGTATGGTGACTCGCCACAAGGACTTCCGAGTGATTGCTTGTCAAAACACATTCGGAACGGGGGCATCTAAGACCTACGCTTCGGCTAAGGCTCAAGATGGTTCGACCCTCACTCGCTTCACTCGTATTGAGTGGAACATCGATAGCAAGTTAGAGACTGCTATCTGCGGTGACAATGAGGTGACTCGTGCTGTGCAGACTATCCGTGAGAACGCTAAGTCTAACGGCTACGACCAAATCCTCATCACGCCACGCCAATGTATCGATGCTAACCAAATGGTTGACAGCCTCGGTTGGACATTGAAAAAGGCTGTTCAGTTCACTTGTTTGAACGGACTGCCTAAGGATGTACAAAAGCGCTTAGTTAGTGGTCTTTCACTATAACGCTTTGGGTAGAGTGGGGGTTCGAGTCCCCCGCATCCTACTACTAATCGCCCACCACGGGCACAACACAATCTGCTATGAGATTTGAAATCATTGACAATTACAAGACTGACTTCCGCCACGCACGAGAGCGCAAGTTAGTCCTAACGCAGACTACCTACAGCGAGTTCGTTGAGGGGTCTAACGCTGAGGGGGTCATCCACAAAGAATCGGATGAAAGAGATACGGGTTCGTTCTTCGGTAACATCGGGTCGTACCAAGAGATGTACGATGCGTGTTACAACGGGATGGGCGTAAAGAAGATGCTCAAAGCTAAGGCTGACATCGGTGCGCTACTCAATCACGAGACCGAGCAACCACGCAAGGCGGTTGTAGGTGAGACCCTAAATGTGGGGGCTTACTGCTCGGGTAATCCTTACCACTTCTACAAGGATGCTGATGAACACGCTAAGCCTCGGGTACACATCGTGTACAGCACGAACGCTGTAGCGGGTGTAAAGGCAACGCAGTTCACTCGCCACGGGGCATCAATCTGCGCCTTGGTTGACCAACTCGCTGAGCAAGTCGATGTGAAGATTAGTCTATACATCAGCAACGAGGGTGTGTTCGGGGGCAACGGCTGTCAAGTCGTTACCATCAAAGAGTACGAGGATGTGGTCGATGTACCACGAGTGGCGAGTACGGCTCACCCATCGTTCTTTCGTAGAATCGGGTTCACTTGGTTCGAGAATGCGGGTAAGCTAATCCACCCGAGTCTAAGTTCTTGGTATGGCGGTAGCCGTACGGGGACTCAGCGTAGCAAGTACATCATCAAGGATGAGGACTTCTGCGAGTGGGTCGGGGTAGCCAACGATGAAATGGTTGTTGACTTTCCCGCACCCGATGAGATTCAGTTCCGTAATGATGGGGATACGGCTAATTGGTTGAAGACAGCTACCAAGACTATCGAGAATGCTGTCGAGTCTAATGAAAACATTGTAAAACTATTTGGCTTATGCTAAACTTCAAATTATTGGAAGAGGGCTACCGAGGAAGATTGGTAGCCCACAAGGAAACGGGATTGATTGGTCGCATTCGTGACAAGACTTACAACCTCTTCTACGAGGTCGACTTCGAGCGTGAAGAGTATGAGATGGAACTACTCGAGAGTCCGTACAGCGGTACGACAATCGATGAGGCTGTTAAATACAACCCTTTCCCTAATCGTAAATTCTGCAAGGCAGAGCAACTTGAACTAATTGACTAATGAGAGATGTAATCGTGGGCACACTTATGCTAACAAGCGGGGCTTGGTTCTCGTGCGGATTTGCTTACGCAGACTTCGGTATGATTTCAGTATCGGTGGTCTTCGGACTAATCACACTTGTTGTGCTGATTGGTGAGGGCATATACAAACGCAACTACAAGTCTTACGACTTACCACAGACTTATGAATGCATTCGCTATGGCGATGAGTTCTTCCTAAAAGATGAGAGCGGTGCTGTTCGACCGAGCAGTCGTGCTGAGGTATCTAAACTTTATTCTAAAAATCAAATCACTAAATTCAAATAATTGCTTTATGAAAAATGCAACTAACTTCGACTTCGGGTCACTAAACATTCAATCATTCTACGATTCTGCAACTGAGGTTGCTAAGTCTGTCATCCGTTGGGATGGCGTGATTATGGAAACGCTCAAGTACAAGGCTGTATCATCGGATGATGCGGTCGACCAAGCGGTACGCTATGCAACTGAGTATGCACAACTTCAAATCGTAGCGTAATGGAATACGGAATTGTAAAAGAGATTGTTGAGAAAATCAACAACAGCTATGGCGGTCGTTTAGACTGCGATGAGCAGAAAGCAGACTTGTTTGTCTTTGTTGATGGCGTTGAGGAAACGATAACAGCTGTCGATACCAAGACCATCTTCTTCGAGAATCCCGAAAACAATGTAGACTTATATGATGCTGACATTCAGCATTTGGTTTACTTAAATGAAACAATATGAGCAACAGAGAATTATTCCTAAGCTACTACTTCAGCGGTAGCGACCAAGAGCAAGAGGCTACGCTAATCGCCTTGGGTGAGATGGTAAAAGAGCAACTCTTTGAGAACGGCACAGCATCGATTGATGCACAGCAACTTGAAGAGGGTGCTGATAGTAATGACTTCTACGAGTGGGTAGACAATCAAAGAAAATAATTATGGCTGTAACAAAGGAAATGTGGTTCGCCTACCGAGGCGTACAAGATGCGGGTTACTACAATATGTTTGACCCAAGAGCGTTAGCATTGGCTAACGAGATGAATGACCTTGAGATGACACGCCAACAATGGGCGTTCATTATGACTAACTACGATAAACTAAAAAAGACCTATGAGTAAGGTAATCCGAGTGGCTATGAAAGTCACGCAAATCTCAGAATGTTGGTGTGAGGTCGAGGTGACCGACCAACAATTCGAAGACTACTGCAATGACCTTGCAGAACCTAAAGACTTCCTTACTGATGAGGATGTCGAAAAGGTATACCAAGAGTCGGGGCAATTCAACCTCGACTTCTGCGAAGAAGAAACCGAAATCCTATGGGATGACCATATGGTATAGCGTGTATGGTACGGGGGCGGTTCGAGTCCGCCCCACGCTACTCAGCAATCGTTCACTATAACGATTCGCCCTCAGCGACCTCGCCTCAAGTGGTTATAATAATGCGAGATAGAGGGTAACAACATTTATTCACCAATCTTAAATTCAACGACTATGATTGAAACCAAGCAGACCACCCTCGAGTATTGGGAAGGTCAAAAACTAAGAAGAAACGGACACGCAAGGCACGATGTCGTGACACGAAACAAGTTAGACTCGTGGTTCATCAGCAAGGGATTCAATCCCGTGTACCGAGCGTATGGCGAACACTTCGCTGAATACTACAATGCGAACAACGGGCAATGCATCTTCATCGATGAGATTGACTTCTTTGATGACTCACTAATCTGTAGTGAGGGTTGGGCGCTGATTTGGGATAAGGATGAGACCAAATACTTCTTTGCCCCTTACAATGCCGTTAGAGACTTCGGTCACCAATGGGGTCACCGAGAACTAACCTACACAGACAAGGACAACTCAACTGAGGATGACTTACAAAAAACTTTACAACAACTTAAAAACTTCGGATTAGCTTATGAACTTTGATGACATTATGAATGGTGGGCTTGGCTCACTTGAAGCCAACGATTTAGGCAAAGACATCACCGATATCTTCGGTGTGAACACTGAGAAAGCAAAGAACAATGTCAAGGACTTGATGACTCTGCTTACTGAGACAGACTCAACAGACTCGGATATCATCCGTAATGCGCTGTTGCTTACTGAGGACAAGAATGAGTTAGCTGTGGTAATGCACTTGACTATGAAGGCATTGGTCAGCAAGATTGTAGACCAAGCCAACGAGATGGCTGACTTGCTTGATGACACTCGAGCGGTGCTTGAGGATATGGGCGATGATGTCACCGAGAAATACGCAATGGGTATGGTTAGCCGTATGATTGAGCGTATGGGTGAGGATGACTTCAATGATGAACTCGACAACTTCCGCAACAGCGGGGATGATGAGTAGCCTCGTGCGTGTGCGCACTATATCATATAACATTGTAGAGAGAGTAGCATATATGCTACTACTCTCTCTACTCATAGATTATACACTATGTCAAGAATAAACAATCTAAGACTCGTAGAATGGATGACATCGGTTGATGAGAGCGGTGCATCTTACGAGACAATGATTCTCTACGAGGATGACAACGGCTCGACCAAGGTCATTGGTGAGGGAACAGACTACTACGCAGTAGAAGACAATGTAGCTGTCTTATCCGTGATGGATGAGCAGACCATAGAGATATGGAACGACAATGTCGAGAACGGCATCGAGAACTACTTATTCACCGACTACAAATCTGTTAGTGAGTATTGGGGTATGATTAGAATAGAGGATTATAACGAATGGAATTATGAGTAATCAATTGGAAGGGCTTTATGCTATCGTGGTAGACCCAAGTGCGGGTGTATCAATCAAACACTTGCCGAATGGTCGTGCAAGTCTAAACGAGTTGTATTCGATTATCGATTGCGACTATGTTGAACTAAGCGTGTTGACAGATACGCTTGACCTCTTCGTGGATGAAGAAGGATTCGTGAACGGGGCATCCAATCGTGTTGGTGTGTTCCAAGTACAAGATGCAGATGGTGAGAGACTCGGTCAAGTTATGTATGCGGGTCGTGGTGTGATTCTACAGCACGATGCAGAGAATAGTGACAGCATCGGATTCACCGAAGAAAGGGCACGGCAAATTGCTGACAGCTTGATATTTCAATCGGGTATGTCCTTGTAAATTCTGCCGATGTTCGGTATATTAGTAATAACTAAAACAAATTCATATGAGTAAACTAAACTCGGCACTTATTCAAGTGCAGTCTCAACTGAAAGCGCCAAAGAATCAGCGCAACAACTTCGGAAAGTATAACTACCGCTCTGCTGAGGACATCCTCGAGGCGGTTAAGCCGTTGCTATCAGCTAACGGATTGACAATGACTATCACGGACTCTGTTGAAGAGTTGGGTGGTATGGTTGTGATTACAGCTACAGCTACAATCACGGATGGAACTGAGTCTGTTTCTGCATCTGCTCAAGCGGGTGTTGACCCTAACCGCAAAGGTATGGACATCGCTCAGTCGTTCGGTTCTTCATCTTCTTACGCTCGTAAGTACGCTATGAACGGACTTCTTCTTATCGATGATACCAAGGATGCTGATGCGACTAACACGCACGGACAGACAGCCTCAAGCAAACCCGCTACGGCTCAGTCATCGGACAACGATTGGTTCGGTAAGGCTATCGAGTACATCAAGAATGCAAGTGACAAAGCACAAGCATTTGAGATGGTCAAGTCTAAGTACGGGGCAACTGCAAGTGAGAAACAGATTGGTGCATTAGCAAAGTTTGTTAAGTAGTGCCTATTGGTATAGGACACACGGGGGTGACTCCCAAATCTTGGGGGTCATCCAAAAAAAGGAAAGGCTCTAAGTTCAGCAAAGAAGAGAAAGCTACACTCAAACGAGCACAAGAACTTGGTTTCAAGGCTACGGGTCTAACCAAGCATCAAGTCAAGAAAGCGGAAATCTTCCTAAAGAAAAAACAAGAGCAGATTAACAACCCCTAAAATACAGACTAACTATGCAGTTTGCACAAGCAATACAAGACAAAACGGGGAAGGGGTATGTAAGTGCCTCTTCTCTTAAATACGCTATCACGGGCAGTAAAGACTTCGATATGATGGCTTGGGAACTCAATATGAAAGGAGAACTCAAGAAAACATCCAAGGCATTCACGTTCGGTGGATTCTACGATAGTCTGTTACTTACACCCGAAGATACTTGGGAACGCTATGTTGTTCTACAAGATGATGAGATTTGCGCTGAGATTGGCGGTAAGAACCCTCGTGCTACTAAACGCTACAAAGAGTGGAAGGCAGAGCAGATGGGTGAGAAAGAATTGATTACCGCAGTCGAGCACAATGTCGCAAAGGTTATGGTCAAGCGACTACGCAACAGCGAGGTTGTAGACTACGATACGGGTGAGGTTACAAACTTGTCTCAGTTCATTGAAGGCACGGCTCAGCAAGAGTTCAACACTTGGATTGGAGATGTGCCCGTACGAGGCTTCTTAGATGTCTTAGGCGATGGATTCATTACGGATGTCAAGACTTCATCACGCAGTCTGTCTCAGTTTAAGTGGGATGTTCGTGATTACAACTACGACCTACAAGCGTGGATATACTGCGAGGTCTACGGCATCAAGGACTTCTATTGGTTAGTACAGACTAAGGACAAGCCTTATACTTGTGGGCTCTTCAAAGCAACTGATGAGACATTGGCTAACGGGGAACGCAAGTTCTACGATGCTGTTGGTAACATCAGCGATTGGCTAATCGAACAACCTAAAGATACATCAACCTTTGCCGTACAAGGCAGTATTTAAACCTTTAACACCAAAGAGAAATGAAAACACCAATGCAAGAGTTATTGGAATGGGTTAGAGCAACACTACCAATGGATTTAGATACATCAAGAATGATTGAGGAAAAGATTGAGTCAATGCTTGAGAAAGAGAAAGAGGTGATGTGTGAGTTTGCTGAATATACAAGAAAGTGTGGGTTCTTATCAGACCAAAGAGGGTTGATGACTACTGAAGAACTATATGACCAAACCTTTAACACCAAAGAGAAATGACACCAAAAGAGAAAGCAGAAGAATTAGTAAGCAAGATGCAATCTAATCTATTTAGTGATGGTCACTACGATGCAAAACAATGCGCAGCAGTTGTGGTTGATGAGATGTTAAGTCTTGGCGAATTGGTTGAAGATGATTTATCCGATAGATTCTACATCTATTGGAAGGAAGTAAGGAAAGAAATCAAAAACCTTTAACACCAAAGAGAAATGAAAATATCTGTTGAATATTGGGACTACACTTGTGGAGATGGGTGTTGTTATGATTGGGGTTATGATGTTTTTGTAGATGGAGAAAAGATTGGACAAATTAACGACACCCCTGAAGAGTTAGCAGATTTGCTGAATGAATATTTTAACACCAAAGAGAAATGAAATACAGAATTATCTATCGCTACATCCGTAGCATCTTCACAACTAAGCGCTCATACTCAAAGAGCGAAACACTTTTCTTGGTCGACTCACTCGCATCTGCGGGTTACGACCTAACAGAACCTAACGGCTCAAGAGAGAAGACAGCGCTAAAGCAGTCATTCGTTTATTATATGACGGGTGCGGGTATGAGTTCAGTAGAGCTTGAGTCAATGTTCTTGGCTATCGGTCTACCGCAGAAAGGATTCAGCGACCGCAACATCCGACATATGATTCAAACAATCGGGCAAACCCCGAGTGACATCGCACTCTATCGTTCTCACAAGGCGTGGTTCGATAGCATACTTTTCGTAAAGTAACACCGACTACTTGTTTTCATCGAAAGCATTTTGTAAAGTACAATCACTAATCAATTCTAAAAACAAAAACAATTATGGCTGATTACCAAAACAACAACCCGCTAGTAGGATTCGTTAACGCACCACGCACAGAGGTTCGTATCTCATTCACAGAAGCGGAACTAAACGACTTGAAGAACTACCTAACGGGTAAAGAAACCAAGCGTGTTTATTTGACAATCAAATCGGGTGAGAAGAAAGACAAGAGCGGTACTTACCAAATCTGTTCAGTCTATGACCCGAATGCAAACGGACAAGGCTCACAGCAGTCACGCTCTTACGCTCAGTCGCAAGGTGCACCCGCACCAAGCCAAGCAAATCCAACTCAAGGTGGTGACTTACCATTCTAAGAGAACACAATCAATGCCTCACCCACTAAGGGTGGGGCTTTTTCAACCCTTAAACAAAAAACAAATGAAGAACTACATTTATCTAATAGCATTGTCACTATCAATTTTTTCTTGCACAAAAGAGGCAGAGCAAGAAATGGAACTATCAAAATCAGACCCAATCAGCATCGAGTCTGTCACCAACCTTAACGATGGTGGTATGAATGATGGCTTAGGTGGTGGATTTTGGTACGATGAGATTGATTTACAGAGCGGATTCTACCAAATAGAATGGTTTCGCTCGGAGGAAAACTTCCCTATGTTGGGGCAGGTTGTAGACACGACTTGGGGTGATGTTGGTGCGTTTATGTTCTATAAAGGAACAATGTTCACGGTTTATAATGGCGCTATCCAAATACTACCATCCTACATTGGGTATACCTACAGCTTGAACCACACATTTGGAGCATCCATCCAACAAGCGAGTCCAACAGACCCTAAGGTTCTTTATGCGGGTGACGCTTGGGTGATTACACCCGTAAACGGGGGATTCGAGCTGACCAATCATACAAGTTACGGTCTTATGGGATTCCAAAGAAGGACAATGTACCTAAGACAGATTTAAACAACATTCAGTTAGGATTTGAGTAAATGTTTGATGACCCTCGCACACTATGTGCGGGGGTTTTTTATCCCCTATATTATGAAAGAAAGTTTCAAAGCAATCAACTACACAGACTTGACATCAGTACAGAAAGAGTCCTACGCATTCTGTCAAATACAAGCTGTTATGAGCCGAAGAGGTTGGCTCGAATTTCACAGACTCAATGATGACCACAATGGTGCAGATTGGGTAGCATTCCACAAAGATGGAAAGACTGAACGCTTTCAACAGAAGGCGAGATTTGTGCTTGACCCCAAGTATTACGGCTCGGGTCTAAAGGTTGTGGTATACGACTTCACTAAAGACTCAGTCTATGTGTATGACCACGATGAGAACTTCGACATTTGGTCGGAGGGTCGTGAAGGAAAAGAATTTAAAAACAACTTCTTGAGAAGCAGAACGCTTCCCGAGTTCGCTAAAGTAAATCAATTATGAAGAAGCTACTATTTATTATGGCTATCGCACTCGTATCGTGTGAGCCAATCGACATCAGCATTGAACCACAAGAGACAGACATCTGTCGCAGAATGTGGTGGACAGCACTTGCAAGTGACACGGCAGTACAGCAAGGTGAGTATGTAATCTGTCCGACTACATTGGTCGGCTCGAATGACAAAGACTCTACAGACTTGTATTGGACTTTGGCTGATATGGATATGGAACTGCTGAGTATTGACAGCACACAATTCTTTTTCCAATGATAGTTACAATAATCGTGCTACTACTCTTGGCTTTGGCTTGGGATAGTTCAGCACCTAAAAACGGAAGCTACTGATGACACATCCAAAATTATTTACAATGGAACTACTCGATGTCTTAGCAGACTACGATAATAGTAGAATCGATGCACGAGAGATGCACGACCAAATAAAATCACTAATCGCTTATCACGAAGACCTATGAAAGCACTAACTAAAGTATTGGCGCATCACTTGTACTCGGAAGGTATGGGTGATGTTAGCGAGATTACAGACTCAACCTTTTGGATTGAGGGACAGCGTAAGAATAAGGTCGAGGTATACGGCACACATCTAGATAAAGAAATAAATCTAGCAGATTGTTGTTTATGTGCAGACTTTTTATTACTTTCGCTTTTCGACAAAACGGGAGACAATGTCATTCTGCTTAGAACGACAGATGTAAAAGAAAGATTACAAATGAGTCACATCTCTCTCGTAGATATGGCTGAAATAATTATTTACCGATGGGCAGTAGAGTTCTTACCGCAGAAAACCTAAACATTGAGTTCCACAGAGACAGACTGATATGGAAGGCGCTTGTCCACTACGGACTGCACCACAGAGATTCAGCCAAGGCTCTCGGACTCACAGAGAAAGGACTGCAACTAATCTTAGACAAAAAACCCAACTTATGGAAAAGCGCACAATATACTTGCATCGAATTGAATATCGATATAAGAAAGGGAAAGGCTTCAATGTACGGCAAACGCAAATCGCCTCTGTCTGCAAAACAGCAATAGAGATGAACAAGACATCGAGGCTTGTGACCACGCTGAAGGCTGAGGCTTTCGGTATCAAGTCTGTCGCCTACAAGACACCAAACAACTTGTGGGTGACCAAGGTGCTCGAGTCTAAACCGATTAGCCAATCCTTTCACTATAACGATTCTAACTTTGACGGCAATGAAACTAAACGCAAGTAAACTTACAGACTTCTTTCCCGCAGACAATCGCTTTATGCACTTCGTAGCCAAGAAGAACGGCTTGTTCTTCCGCAACAACGATGATGTAGACTCAGCGAGGTTCTTTGGGATTGAGGCTGTTATGCGCCTCGTGAACTCGGGATACGAGTTCGAGGATGAACTGCACTTGTATTCTGTGGTAGAAATGAATGTCCTACGGGGCATCTACAGAATGATTGAGTGGAACTCAGCCAAGAAAAACTCTCAAGACATTAGACCCGAGAGTGACTTCATTGGCTCAGAGGATGAGGATGGTCTACGCACTTATGTGCAGATGGCTAAGGCAGATAGCACACCCTACGACAATACACTAGACTTGATTGAGTCCTACGCTCAAGAGATTCTAGATGATGTCGGCTACGCTGTCTATGAGATGACCCTAACCGATATGTCTCGCAAGGATATTGCAGAGGCGATAGGAATTAGTACGGAAGCTGTTAGGCAGAGGCAGAACAGCAACATCAAAAAACTTAAAGAAAAATACGATAGGTATGAGAATGACAAAGCCAATCTTTACGAAAGTAGTAAACCGCTACGAGACAGAGTTCGAGTTAAACCCGCTACAAAAAACAAGGCAACGGAATGTGCTCGTTCCGAGGCAGACTCTTTTCTACATACTCAATACGAAATTCCATATTCATTATCAGACTTTGAGTGAATGGACGGGATGGGATAGAACGGTTATGTACCACTCTTGTCAAATGGTCGAGGATATGCTCGGCATCAATGAGGCTCAGTATGTCGATGAGATAAATAAATGGGCGCTTGTTTTCAAGGCAATGGATGGGTATATTAATGTGGTTTCAGCAAAACGGGTCGATGAATCTGTCAGCGCTGAGGCTAACATCGTTCGCATCCTAGAGGACTTTGACAAAGACACAGCACAAGAGATATTGTACAATGTATTAAGTATGTTAAGAAATGACTAACGAAGAAAGAAAAGATACCAAGATATTCCAAGGGGTATTGATGTATTTCCCACACGCTATCCGAGAGGTGGCTAAGTGCAGTCTCGCATCCAACAGACAGCACAATGGTGATGCACCACTCTATTGGGATATGGACAAGTCTAAGGATGAGCTAGGTAGTCTCACACGACACCTTGTTGACCTTGCCTCGGGAGAGGAATACGATGAAGATGGAACGCTCAACCTAGCCAAGATAGCTTGGAGGGCGTTAGGCGCACTAGAGCGACATCTAACGGGCGATGAGTCCTACGAGAACGAAAACTTTTACAAGGAACTAAAACAAACAGACAATGGCGAAGAAATCAGAACCGAGAGTAACGATGTTCGAGAGCGTGTTCAAAACGGACAAGCCTTATCATATTACGCTTACGACAGCACTCAAGAGAATATCGGAGGGACAGAGCAAGTCTACTATCGAAGCAGTACGCTCGGGGGACAAGAAAGCCAAGACTAACCTACCCGTAGTTTTATTCTCGGGTGAGTTTACTTCCCGTGAGGATGACCAACTCATCTCGCACAGCGGACTGATTGTTCTTGACTTCGACCACATTGATGTCGAGGCTTACAAGAATATCCTCTGTACGGATGACCACATCCTTGCGTGTTGGATTTCGCCAAGCGGTGATGGACTCAAGGCGTTGGTGCGTATCACTAACCCCGAGAGACATCGTGACCACTTCCGTGCACTACAGCAATACTTTGACAAGCAGTACAACTTGGAACTCGATTCATCGGGTGCTAACGAGTCTCGTGCTTGTTTCGAGTCTTGGGATGAGCACATCTGTATCAAAGACGATGCTACTTCTTTTGGGGGTATGCTGTCGGATGAGGGTGCTACCAAGAATGCTAACGCTACAATCCTAGAGGGGGACTTCACAGACTACCAAAAACTTAACATCGCTTGTCGTATGATTCGTACGGCACAAGATGGTGAGAAACACGCTACTCTGTTGAAGGCGTCTATCCTAGTCGGTGGTTACATCGGTGCGGGTCGTATGGAAGAAGCTGAGGCTATCCG